GTTTTTCGAGTTTTAATTCATACTCTCGCGCCTGGGCGTTGTTACCAAGAATTTCTGAGGTTCTCTGCAGAACTTCATTGTATTGTTGTTGTTCTTTCGCGTTACGGGCACCGCTGCCGCCGCCGGTTGGATCTCTACCTGTGATACCCATGGCTTCTTTAAGCTTGGTTTTCTCATCCTCGGTGAGTTTATAACTTCCATTGATAATGCTTTCTAAGGTTTTCTCGGCCATTTAATTAATCCTTAAATGGCCATGGTAGACCTGTCTTGTTTGTGAAGTCTTTTGAGGCTTCTTCTGCCTCAGCTTTTGCTTCTTTTGTCTCGGGTGCATTCTTGCCTTCCTCAACATATGCTCTCAGGTGGTCAGATTCGGCCCTTAAGGCCCTCGCGTAAGCCTTAACGTCTTCATACTCCCCTTTGATTGAAAAGTGGATAGAATCGCTATTCTCCTCGTTTAAATTGGCTACTACATTTACATCATCTCCATAGATGTGACGAAGTAATTTTTTATTCCAAAATCCCCACCACTTCAGAAGAGATTCATTTAACTGTTTTTTCTTGGTAAAATCAATTTCAAACACAATAAACCCTCTTATCTTTTCATAAATAGTAACAGAATAGAAATGCTCGTAGAAGTCCACTAGATCACTTTCTGCGTGATTTCTTCATTTCCTTAGCCTCTTCCTCGTATTGTTTCTGCAGGCGCTCTACAAACCAAGTACGCAGCCCCACAGGAAGGTTGTAAGCCTCAATGAAACTCCAGCCTCCGAAATGTTTGAGAAGAAAAAACTGTTCGTAAACAGCTTCCATATATTTAGAGGTCAGGCCAAAAAAAGCTAGTTCCAAAAGGAACATCGACCTCCTTGGATTGCTCGCATTTTTTACATGTCATGGTCTCTTGAATTTCCACATTGGGTGTGACCGCTTTTATACATAATTTGAAATGTCGAGAGTCAACGGTGGGCATATTTTCTACATATTGATCAATAATTTTTTGATCTTCATGGCCTTCAATGCTTTGAATAATTCTCTTAAATTGACCTGTCAAGAGATTTTGTTCCCGGTCTTCCGAGCCCTTTTTTATCTCTTGTGCAAGAAACTTTTCATCTGAGTTATTCATAAGCCGAAATTGAACCGTAAATTTAGACAAAGGCATATCTGTTGAATAAATACTGGCCTTCACTCTCTTTACAATGTCCTGATCCTCACTAACCACACCTACTATTTGAGGATTACGAAGATCAAATGTTACCATATTTGTTGTTCCACAATTCATACAGGTTACAATGGCTTCATAATCAAACCCAAAGCCACTTCCCCGGGCTGAAATTAAAATTGCATTTTTATCACCTACCAAAAGAGTGTTGAGATCAATGTTCTTGTCTAGAACAATGTTTTCAAGGAAGCGATCAATCGCAATGCCTTTCTTAAGAAGGGGTTGTGATGTAAGGATGTCTTCATCTTTCGCTGTCATAAATTTAATTTCAATCGTTTCTTCGTTGTGTAAAGGGTGTCCCTCTGGGTATTCTCTCCCTTGGGACGGTAGTTCGACAAACTCTGTCGGTGTTACAAAATTCAACGGATTGAATTGCATGGGCGTTTCTGTGTGTTCTGGTCGGTGCCCTTCCAACCGATTTTTATTTCTACTCAATTTTCACCTCGTTTATTCTGAGTTGCTAGGATTACTTTCGAATGTTGCAAAATCGTAAGAAATCCCTATTTCTATTTCTACAAGTCCATCTTCCTGATAGGACAACTGTCCAAAATTTACCGATTTTATAAAAGCATCGTGGAGAGTCCATTCTTCACTAGTTCCACCCTTGGCATTCAACTGTTGAATGATAAGTTTGTCGAAGCCCGTACCTCGTGCTTCTTTTGAAAAATGATTTTTATGTACTGAGCTTTCATCTGGAGCGTTATAGGAAAGTCCCAAATTGGCCATGAGAGAATTGGTAATGGAATATACTTTATCACCCAAGGGGTCGACCACTCTTATTGCTATATCTCTCCACGTTAAAACCCCGGGAAATTTAAACTTATGATTGGTTAGTTGATATTCCTTGGTGTCGACTTCGTAAGAAGGCTTCTCAACGCTCACGGCCCACCACCATACATCTTCTCCATCAGCGTTAAAGTTTCTCAACCCAGATGCTCCCTTTTGAGGCACTTGGATGCGAAATCTATAACGCCTTGAAGGGTCTAGCTTAGCATCAGTCCAAAATGCCATGGGTCACCTCTTAAGCCTATGGCTCAAATTGGGTTGGGTAAGATTGGTTGGCATCTTGATTTGCACAAGTTGCCCAATCATAGCGGAATCCCACATCAATTGTTCGCAAGTCATCATTATCATAGGCCAAATCAGAAAAGGCAACGCTTTTAATAAATGGATTCATCAGAGTCCAAGTTTCAATCGCATTCCCGGTTGCATCTAAAATCTCAACTACAACGCCGCCTAGTCCGCCGAGGGCATTATTTGCCATCGTTCGGTTAACAGTCTGTGCCGTTGCGCCGGCGCCTTTTACAATATAACCAGAATCAATTAAAAGCTGGTTTGTCATTTGCACGGCGTTTGGAGTTACGGGATCCACTAGAGTCATAGAACATTCATTCCATGTAACGCGTCCTGGGAAATAAAATTTATTATCTAAGTGCTCATGAGTTGCTTCTGAAAGTTCAAAGGATGGGGGTTTAAAACTTTTTACCCACCACACCACGGATTCATTAGAAGCAAAACCACTGATGGTAACTCTAAATCTATAGTTTCTTTTTGGTTGGGCTGTTGCGTCTGTCCAGAATGATGCCATTATTTATTTCTCCTATTGTAATAATTAGTGGTCTATTAAAATTCTACACCACTTCGGGTGATAATGAAATCAACAGCAATAAATTCTATTGATCGTGCAGGCTTTACAAAGACTTTCGCATACATAATGTTACGGTCAATTAAGTCTGGCGTAGTTGTGGTTTCATCTAAAACCAATTTATATTCAACGATTCCCAATTCAGATTTAACCTCTGCTAAAACAGACTCGGCTCTACTCTTGAATCTCAGCCATGTAGCTTGAACATTTTGATCAAACAAGATGGTGTCTGCGATATCGCCAATGTGACGTTTGATGTAAATCATCATTCGCCGGACATTAATTCGATCTAATGCAGATTTAGTCTGTTGAAGTGTCTTTTGTCCAAAGATTACGGTATCTCCTGTTGCGGGGAACCGAGCAATCGGATTAACTTGAGCCTCATAAAGCTCATCGCGATTATCTTTATTAAGATGTAGAACTGTGCCTACCACGACTGGGCCGGCTGTTCCTCCGAGACGAGCTAAACCACCTCGATTAAATCCAGCGGGTGCAAACCAAGGACTCGAAGCGACATCGGACTGAGCCATCGCTCCAATTCCAGCAACCGAAGGGGGTGCCTTAAGAATTGTTCCGTTGCCATTTAATGTGTCTTTCATTCGAACATTTGGGAAATAAGTGCAGGCATAAGAACTATCAATAACTTGAGTGTTCAGAGTGTTGATAAGTTTAGTCTGACTAGCTTCGTCGTCACCGTTTCCAGTGTCGGTAGCTGCGCGGAAAATTCCCTCAAGGTCTATTACGGCCAATGCATCTCCTCGTTCTGTAGCAACATCAACAATTTTGTCAACTAGGTTTGCTTTAACGAGACCTGGAGATGAAATCAATTCGTAACGAAGATTTTCAGGATCTCTTACCATTTCAATCGCTTGTTCATAAGTGTAGTAAGGATAACCGCTGGTTCCTCCAGCGTTTCCGGCACCTAATTGATAAGTGCTAAAAGGATCAGCCCATCTAACATCAACACCATTTGCTCCACCAAAGAAGGGTGCTGCAAATTGTTTGATCTTAGTGGTTTTGATCAAGTGAGAGAGGCTCTTATCTTTTACAATACTCACACCTGCGTCGCCTGTTTTCCCATATGAACCAGATTCCCAATAATAATCGGTGGCACCTACGCTGCTTGATCGAATGTCTTCCAAGGAGAAAACAAAGGAAGCGGAAGCAAAGGATGCCCCTTCAGCAAAATCAGGATCAATCGATGATCGTCGTCGAGCGATGTCGTTGAAACTTGGATCGTTCAGCAAACTGTCGCTTTTAACGTGACGTAACCCGAACATAGCTGTGTTGGGATAATTTTGACCGCTCATTTTTGAACCAACGGTTGTCATTCCAAATCGAGGCCAGTGAATGGATGCAGTAAGATCTTGATTGGCAGAATTCCCCATCCACTGTGGCCATCCTGCGATCATTGGAACCCGAGCAGGCCCGACTCCGCCGATGCCAAATTTGGTTCTGAGATGATTGGGGAGCTTGGCACCAAAGGCTGAGCCAATGATCTGCGATCCTGAAAGGCTATTACCCATTGCAATAGAAGATGAACCATGAATCCAGCTTGGACCTCCTGTGTCTCGCACAGCATTAGTGGTCGGCAGAAGAGCATTACCTCCAGAGAGGTGCATGATGGGAGGACTTATAGGCCCCAAGAATCCAACTGGAACATCAGCTTTACTCAAGTTAGCGTCTGTGGCTACCTGAACTCTGACGAAATTAGAGATATTGGGGTAAAGTCCTTCAATGGTAAATTTCTTTTCGGAGGCATTCCAATATTGGTTGATGTCTCCAATCTTTTTAGAAATATAATCGGGGCTACTTTCATCTAATGATAAGCCCGTGTATTCTTCGGTCTTCTGATCATTAAGGATTGTTCCGCCTCTCTTCCAAATTTCCAAAGTAAATCTTGCATTTGGTTGTAAGGTGGTAGCTAAAACAATATTCGTGATGCGACAATAATAATTCTTCTGGAATTCTTCTCCGTCATCCAAGGCGATTAATCTAAATAGGTATTTCCTATCTGGTCTTTCACCAATGAACCACCCTGTTTTTGCAGCAGTAAGTTCTTGGTGGAAATCATCATAGTCAGCTTTTCCTGTGGCGCCGAGACCTGCTATGAAATAGTAAGTCTTAGCGGCTTCGCCAGCACCTGACAGGCGATCCACATTTACATCAAAAGTTTCACCAAGCCAGTAACTTGAAGAAACGCCTTGGTTATAATTAAGGTTATTATAAAATAATGTTGGATCTGTGTTTAAAACATTGCGAATATAACTTGAATTTTGTGGACCGGCAAAATTAACAGTGTGCATAGTAACACCAGCGTCACCAGCAGCTTGTGATATCGCATTAGGTTTTCCTTTGGATCCCGGGACTAAACCAAGCTTGACTCCGTATGAACTAGCATTTCCTTTCTGCAGGGTGCTAGCACTTAAGTTCGATAGCGTGCCCATTCCGGCAGAGCTACTTACAACCGTCCCGCTCAATGCGAAAGCAGATCCTGAGGAATAAAAAATTGCCGCCAAAGTTCCAGAAGTAACAGTTGCTGGACCTGATGCAGAAGGAACAATGAACAATCCATAAGCTGTAGCAGATGAAGATATTCTCTGGAGTCCACGGGCACGATAGCCAGCAGCAGCACCTCCTCCGGCAGGCAACTCGTCATCACCAAAAGTGCTTCCCATTGACCAACCGGGTGCGTTGACGCCGGATGTCACTCCATTTAAACTTTTTCCAAGTAATCTTACATATTTAACGGGTCCTACACCTGAGGCCAAATAAGCTTGAGCAGCATAAGCAGCATAATTTGGAGCACCTGTGTTTCCATCTCTCCAAGGGTCATCGTTGCGGACACCATCAATGGGTTTTCCAAAAATCTCAATGAAGTCGTTTAAATTTTTCACTTGGATCGGCTTCATTGCTGGGCCTGATCGTGCGCGACCAATTAAAAGAATTCCGGGGTTTTGTGGTGACTCGGGGACCTGAGACTGGTCAATTTCTCTTAATTGAACTCCAGGTGAAAGAAAATCAAATTTCGTAGGCATTAATCATACTCCTTCAATACGTTATTATTCCTAGTAAATAGTTTAATAAAATCTGAAAGTCAAAATTCGCGAAATTTCCCATCGTCCCCGGGAATTTTTTCGGCCCAAGGTCTGGTTTCGCCAACAATAACTCGTTCTCTTGAAATGCGGACCTCTACGGCGTTCTGTTTCCTGATTATGGTGGGTTCTGTGAGATTCGTTCCGTCGCCCGTGAGGTAACCAAGAACCTTAAAAGTGACCTTGGCCGTAAACATTCGTTCATCGACGCCCAAAGTAGCTGCATTCGTTCCTAGACTATAATCATCTTGAATAAACGTTTCATATTGATAACCGTCATGACTGATAACAGCCACGTTCTTCTGGTCTACAATTAGGGCTGGAATAATGTCATTCATTTGCTGCTGATATTCTGTTCTCACGTGTATTTCAAACATGCAGGTAACATACGTAGGTTTGGGAATCAACAGTGTTTCATAAACAATTTTTTTATTGGGATATTTACGATTTCGACGAGTGGGATCACCCTTGCTCCTTTTATTTTCATCAGCATTGGCAAAGTTTCTGGTTTTGTCTTGTTTAATTATGCGAGTAATGGCTACACGACCACCTTCGCCACTGGAATCTCCGGGATAATAAGATCGATAAGATCCTCGGAAGTCTTCTTCTCTTGCCACGCCTGTTCGAGTAATAGTAATCAACGGCAATTTCAATCGCCCTACGCTATCTCTCAATTCTTTATCGTTTTTAATTTGGTAAGCCCTTTCTGTTCCGAGCCATAGCACGGGTACTTTTGATCGACCGTCGTTAGTAGTGGTGTGAGCATTAAGATTTTTATCCACAAATTTGAAAACAGCATGATCAATAGTTTCAAGAGTTGAAGGAATAAATGGAATTATTTTTTTATGAGGCATTAAACAGGCCCTCCCTTGATTTTATGCATTCAGCCTGGATTTCAAAGCGGGAGTCTGCTTGGCCAAATAAGAGTTTCGGTTCGATTAGTTTAACAATCTCGTAATAGATATCCCCAAATCTGACAAAATCACCATCTCTCACAAAAAGATTTTGATCCTCGGTTAAACGACGTTTATGGAAATTAATTTTAATTTTAGTTGTCTTATCCAAGGCAAAATTATCGAGATCGCTCGTTTCAATTCCTTGATACTCTACTAGTGCATAGACCCGAACCGGATGGAGAAATGTTTTTTCGATGGCCTCTCCATATAAAGGGTGATAATCGGTGTGTTCAATGTTGATGGGGAAGTAAAGGACTTGCTGCCCCACAACGCGTTCGATAATCTCATCATTAACTTGCTTAACAAGGTTTTTTTCTTTTTCCCCGAGGAAAAGAGGCGGTGGCGGCTGTTTTGGTCTAGTCCATTTTCCCATTTAATTATCCCACATAGATTTTCAATGGCGAAAGTGCCACCAATGCATTAGTATTTTCCACCATTCCCTTGTCAGTTTCAGCTAATTTAGCATAGAGTGTTTCATCCAATTGTTTGTTTAATTCTTCTTTCAACGCTGTTTGTTCTGCTGCAGCCTGGCTCAATAATTCGGTAGCATTCAGTGTAACGTTGTCTCCGGGGATAGGGATAGAGTTGCCAAACTTACCTCTGATTTGTCCGAGAGTTTCTTTAGATAGAGCCAAGGAAAACTTGCGGATCCATTGCTGTCCCATAGAATTAATATTCTTAAAAGGAATATTTTCAAATGGCATCGCATTCATATTATTAATTCCGTCAATTCCCTCATCAAAGGAGCCCGTAGCATAAGGATCATTGTTAGCAATGCTGAATCTGAACCAAAAAGTTTCTGCCGAAACATGATCAGGTGCGGGATAAAGACGCAATTTGTTATCAACAATCTCGTAACTATAATGTGATGTTCTAGTATAAAGATTATCTTCATACATAATTGCTTGCATTTTATTTTGCCAGGTAGGAATAACCTCCCAGGTGGAATCATCTGCATATTGTCCATAATTACTAAAATTTCCAACTACATTAAATCCGCCATAATAGCCATAAAACCGCCACATTTGACGAGGTGTAACATAATAAACTTGCCGAACTTTTATTCGAGGAGCCAAACCGTTTGGCTTGTTGGGGTTAACCAACGAGGCATAGGGGACACCGCCAGCCGCTGCTGACGAGCTCACAATAGATTGAAGATCGTAGTCTTGCTGATTGGCTACTCGAGCAAAGGACGCCGAATATATAGGGGTGGTTCCACCAACTATAGCTTCTGTTCCAAACTTATCAGCTACCCTAAACGCATAATCAAATAAGAATTTGGGATACTTTTGAGACTTATTGCTAGTTCCACTGATGTTTCCTTTATGATCAAAAGAACCAGTGTCCCCACCGAGAGCACTTCCCAGAGTGTTTCTCGCCTGATGAAGATTGACGATATAGGAATATTCCAGGACCGCTTCTTCATAATGATTATAAACATTGGTGGCTTTGAGTTCAATATCGAGAACGTCCCCACCAAGCCTTTTATATGTGTAGGCTACCTGCGCCGACGCTCCTGATAAAAAAGGAATGCTTTCACTGTAGAAGCCAATTGCCAATGAATTAGCAACCAGCTTCGCCGATCCGGTCGGAGTTAGTGTGATCGCCGATGTTGTCGATGTTGGGGTTAAACTAGGAAAAGCCATGGATTATTCCTCCGCTAATTCTAAATAGTCTGTACCTACAGAAACCTCCGTCCCTTTGAAGCACGAAGGTAGCTGTATAACTACATAATCATTTGGAGGAATTTGATTTTTTTCGTCTAGAAGTTGTTTTTTTCCGAGAGGGACTGGGCTTCGGTTTTTCTATTTCTACAACTGGTTCCTGTTCTTCTTTTAATTTCTCTTGAATAACGGAATTTTCTGGTTCTACAACCGGATTGGGTGTCGAAGCTTGTTGCTTACTCCGCAGAGCCCAACGAATACGTTTTTTCTTTATTCCCATAATATTTCTCCTAGACCCTTTAAATAGTCTTTTAAAAAAGAAAACCCCCGTTCCGAAGAACGAGGGCACTCTTTTTGAAGTTATGATAATAAAAATTAACTTATTATTTATCCTCCGGTTTCTCCGAGCATTCCTCGAATGATAACAAGTCCGTACAAATCAGGACGAACCATTTGCTTAGCATAACGAGTCATTACCCCTTTACGTGGCACGAAGTCTTCAGGTCCGAAGATTGTCGGAGTGGTTTGCAGCGGCACATAAGGTGCGTAGACATAACCAGACTCCAAGAAT